CATAACCATCAAGGCGTTAGTTAGCCCCTCCAGAACCGACGAAATAGTCATGGAGCCAGGCTACATCATAAACGACTACATCACCGTCCACACTTTCGCGCCCATCCGCCACCACTACAAACTGCGACACAGGGGCGTTGACTACGAGGTGGGTCCGGTGGAAGAGTACAGTTTTCAGGGGCAGCTCATGTCCCGGAGAGCAGTTTGCAGGAGGCTCATAGGCTAAAATGGCGGAAATCGAAGACCCTGCTGTGACTCTTGCGCGGCTGCTGGACAAGAACATCCAAGTTGTGAAGGACGACGGTTCTCTCGCAGATATTGGTGTGACAACGGAATGGTACGACAGGGAACTCCTCAAAAACGTTGACGGACAGGTGACCGTGGGACTAGACCACAGCGAAGACCAGAAGCTGGGTTTTTCGGCTACCCTACGCAGAAGAGTCGGGTATGCCCGCGTCAAAATATGGGTAGTCAACAAGCCCGGTGCTGGGGGAAAGCAGCTCAGGAACAAGCTTCGGCAGGAGGTTAACAGGGTTGTCCGGGAGAAGAGAACAAAACCCAACCAAACCCTCTACAGTTACGTCGGAGTTGGAGCCGAATCCGCCACCCACAGGGCATACTACGCAGAATCAGCCTCTGAGTTAGCTCCCGACGCCCCAGAATGGACAGAGTTCTCAGCAGAAGATTACGAGAAACTGTGGCAAAGCGACGACAACCGCTTCAGTTTTTCACAGTCTGAGAACGGCAAATATTCTCTTTTGTTGTTCCGCATCAAGGTTGAATCCAGCCAGAAAACCGTCAAGAAGATGGTGCTCAAGTTTGAGGGATACGGAACTGCTCCTGCCGGAAACGGGGTCACAGTGAAAGCTTGGAATTCTGAGGCGTCCGCTTGGCAGAGCCCCCAGACTGGAACTGGAGATGCAGATGAGGAGGTCATTGTTACTTTGGAGTCTTCCCTCACGGACTTTATTGATTCTGATGGTTACGTGTATCTGCTTGCCCGGACAACCAACGCGAGCAACGGCGCTTCTCCGGCGGTTATTCACTGCGACTACGTGGACTGCCTAGTAGCGGTTGAGGGGATTTGTTACGTGGATGTGGTTTCTTACAGGGACTTGGATGATGTGCGGCTTAAGCCCTACATCTGGAGGACGGAGTTCACGGTCAAAACTTGGTTGTTTGAGAATGTTACGGTCACATAAAAGGAGAAATGAAACTTGACTACGCCAGTATATGGAGCCCATGAGGCAAAAGCATACTACGTCGTAGAATCAACCTACGGCGAAACCCCCACAGAACCATCCATGACAGGACTAGCCACCGCAGAAAACGTGGAACCCAACCTGAACCCCGGACTAATCAGAGTCCGAGGCACAGGCTCACGGGACCTGCAGACCATCCGCAAAGGATTACGGCAAGTAGGACTCAAAATCGCCTACAACCTGCCATCCGCAGCGCCTATCGACTTTCTGTTGCACATCCAAACCCTAGACTCGCTGAGCGTGGAGGTTGTCTACGAGAAATCATCAGGAATAATTGATCTGCTGTATACGGGCTGCAGATTCAACAGCCTAACCGTGGAATGTTCGGTGGAGGATTTGGTGAAGGCAACTGTTGAGCTGATTGGGCAGGATGTGGCTGTGGGTACAGCTAAAATCAGCGGTGCATCCTACACTGACCATTCTGGAGCTGTGCCATACTATGAGAGCTATGTCAAGAAGGATACAACAACGCTGGATAGGGTGACGGACTTCCGCTTCGCCATCGAAAATAACCTGAAACGGGTGCCAGTTATCAGAACATCAGATGGGCATCTGCTCAAGTATCTGCCTGAACGGCAAAGAAACTGTAGCGGAGAATTGACTTTCGATTTTGAGAGCAAAGACGAGTTTGATGACGTCATCAATGACTCGGAGTTCAGTTTGGAGTTTGGTTTGGGAGGAAGCAGCAAGGCTGTTTTCACTGATTGTAAATGGGACAGTGTTTCGCCTCCGACGAGGATAGAGGATTTGGTTTCTGTGAAGGCGCCGTTTGTTGCCAAAAGCGTTGCGATAAGTTGAGGAGGACCCGAAATGAAGAAACTCGCTGTTCCTTTGGTGTTGTTGGCCGTCTTTGTCTGTGGCTTGCTTGTGGGTACGGCATCCTACGCGGTTATCGAGCGGCTCAGCCGAATCCGTAACGTCGGAACTATCAGAACTGTTGGCGTCGAGGTTTACGCTGACGAAGTGTTGTCAACAGTCTTGACTGAGATTGGTTGGGGCACGTTGAATCCTGGGGAAGTCAGAAGTGTTGAGGCTTGGGTGAAAAACACTGGCAACGATGCTCAGAAGCTTGTTATGTGGACTGAAAACTGGAACCCAGCAGCCGCCTTCGACTCGATCACTTTGACTTGGGACTATGGCGATTCATGGATAGCTGCTAATGCTTCGTTTCCTGTTGTGTTCACGCTTTCTGTGGAGCCTAACATCACCGATGTCACCAGCTTCAGTTTCGACATTTGGGTTAAGGGAGTGCACTAGCTTGGATGAGTGGATAAGAAGATTGCATGCGCTGCCTGTCGAGCTTCGAACGCTCATTATAGAAGACGCGAAAACTGCGCTCAAAAACAGAATCATGGTCATGGAGAGGATAAACAATAAGACAAGAAAAAATTGAAGTGGATGAACGATTCGGAGAAGAATATGCGGGAACTTGGGTTTTCCAGGAGATTTCTTGGGCGAAACGTAACCGCATCATCCAAAAGCACACGCGGTACCATCCGGTGACGGGTCAGGTGGTGAAGAGCGATTATGTGGCGATTCAGGCGGAGACCATCTGGGCGAGCCTCAAAAAGCAGCCAGCAAACCATCCTGTAACCCTCGAAAAGTTGCTTAGCGAAGAAGACGGCGTTACCATCGAGCTGGGGGAACTGTTCAGCCAAGCAGCTAACAGGCTGTGCAGCGTCACGGTTGAGGAGACACGTTTTTTATCCGGGCAATCAGGCGAGGCAAGCCCCACCAGTCAATCACAAAGTTCCGGCTGTGCAAAGAGTTCGGGTTCACCCCCAACCAGCTCGATAGGCAGTCAGCCAAAACCGTGCAGGAGTTCATCGTGATTCTCAACGAGCTGGACCGTCAAGCGGAGGAAGAAAAACAGAAAATGGAGAGGAAAGGAAAATGGCGTTCGAGATAAACATCGACGTAACTGGCGCTGAAGAGTTCAAGGCTGCAATGGAAAGGTTCGATTCGGGTATGCAGCGTCAGGTTCATGAGCGGCTGGCTAACTGGGCTGCAGACGTTAAAGCTTTGGCTAAACAGCTTGTTCCCGTCCAAACTGGGCAGCTGCAACGGTCAATCTACTTTGAAGTCAGCGAGTGGGTTGCAGAGGTGGGCGCAGAGGCTACCTATGCGATGGCTGTTGAGTTGGGAACCCGTTACATGAGGGCTCGTCCCTTCCTTTATCCCGCTGTTCAGGAGGAGTTGCCGCGGCTGGAAGCCATAATCTGTGAAGCCATCGAAACCGCGAAGATGGAGGCGGGCTTATGAGTTTCCGTGAGATAGCGGTTACGGTGAGGGCGGTTAACCGTGCAAGCAACGAATTCTCAAGAATACAGACAGACGCTGAAGCATTAACTGCGAGAATCAAAAGTTTAGGCTCCGCCATCACTGGCTTAGGAGCATCAGGCGTAGCCGTCGGATACATAGCAGAACAGTTTGGCTTACTGGACAGTGAGCAGGCCAGAGTTTTTAACGGTGCAATGGCTGTTGTCGCGGTTATGGGCACGTTCATGCGAACCAGTGTAGGGGTGGCTGTTGCCCAGAAGGTGTATGCTGCTGCATGCTGGATTGCAACCGCTGCGCAGAATGCCTTGAACATCAGTTATGCCACGTTTTTGGCTTTGACTGGGGTGGGGGTGGCTGTGATTGTTGCTGCCGCGGCTGCTATGTGGCATTTTGCGTCTCAGATGGATGCTGCAACCGATTCTGTGAAGAACTATAACGCTGCTTGGGCTGAAACAGGCGGCTACAGCCGAAACGTGAGACGGGCTGGAGAAGAGGAGGCTTTCAGGAGGAGAGGCGTCGAATGAGCGTGGACTTGCCTGTTGTTGCCCTTGTTTTCGGTTCGGTTACTCCGCCGCAGGGCGACGTTCTGGATTTGAGGGTTCATCTGGGCTGCACCAACGAGGTTTCAAGCTTTTCTTGTCTTCTCCAGAACTTCGACAAAAAATACACGGACACCTATCCAATCAATGTGGGCGTTAACGGCAGCTTGAGCATAGGAAGAGGAGCAAACTGTCCGCTGATAGCCACTATACGGGTCGAAGAGGTCACCTGCGAGTCTTCGCCTATTGAGAATTACGTGCGGGTTAAGGGGCGCTGCTGGGGAGAGAATCTGTTCAGGCGGGTGATAACAAAAACTTACGAGAACAAGAAGGGCGAAGACATCGTAAAGGACTTGATTGACTACTATACAGACCTCAGTCATGTCAGGGACTCAACAGAGCTGATAGAAGACACGGACACAACCTATACGCTGCTGGAGTATGAGAACACACCAGTTTTCGATGTTCTACAATACATTGCCTCCTCATCCGACAAATCTGGAGCAGTCGGCTTTGACTTCAGGGTTGAGCCTGACGCCAAATTTGCGTTCTTTCCGCGAAACAGCAAAACCAGCCCCGTCAGCCTGTCCGAGCTGATTGAGTCAAGCGAGTATACGCGGGACATTCACAGGATAAGAAACAGAATCATGACGTATGGAGCCAGAGGGCGGCCTTACCCCCTTGATTCTGATGGGCAGCCATGGAGTGACACGCTCTCAGAAGATGTGACCCAGGTAAATTACTGGCTGGAGCATACACTTGGAAAATGGGAGCCCACGACTGCAAACACGACCATGGACATCGAGACGTCCAGTGTGTTTAAGGGGTCGAAATGCGTCAAGGCGGTGTGCACAGCGTACATGTATTATGTTTCTTTTTGGTGGGTGTTCCCTGCCAACTACGTGAACGCGAACCAGTATCCAGCCCTAGTTTTCGCCGTCAAGGCAGATTCTAATCATAGCTTAAGCCATTCAATCGAGCTTCACGACGGCACAGGCGACGACAACATTGTGTGGAGAGGCTTCACCATCCCCAAAACCGGAGAATGGGGCGTAATCAAGCTGGACATAGGAAAAAACCACGTGGACGAGTGGACAGAAAACGTCTTCAACGTCAGCGATTTCAGGTGGGACCTCATCATGGGCGTCAGATTCACAGTCAACCAAAAACCTGGACAATACGGAGATGTCTGGGTGGACATGTTCCATTTTGGACAGGGACGATGGGAAGCCAGACGACCCCTAGAGGCGCAGGAGCCGACAAGCAGCCAAACAACGTATGGTGAGCGTGAACTGGCAGAAGTAGATGAGGAGCTCCACAGCAACAATGAATGCGACCTGCGGGCTAAGGCTTTGCTGGCGCATCTGGAGAACCCCGCCGAGTACATAACGGTGAGCAGCACGGTCATAGACTACGGCACCGACACCTTGCTGCCCGGAGACAAGATTCATGTTACCCTCCCCAACGAGAACATCGACGCCGACTACCGCATCATAAGCGCAGAATATAGGCTGAACGCCGCCACGCAGACTCTTGAGGTTGTTCTGGAGCTTGGCAAAGAAACGCCGCTGCTCGCCGATTACCTGTACACCCTGAGAAGCAAAAGCAGCGCGTTAGCGCGGTATAAACGGGGGCAATAAAGATGGACAAGAAAATTTTGAACAAACTAGACAAACTAA